CTATTTTTCTTTGTGTGATATTTCGTGTTGCATATTTTTGATATGCTCCATAACTTTGCTTGTAAATCTTTCTTTGTAGTCATCCATAACGCCCCTATATATACTCTTTAGTGTGCCGTCTGATGCCCACCCACCACGCTGCATGATATATACATCCGGCACACCTATCGCATGCATCATACTTGCCGCATAGTGTCTTAAGTCGTGAAATCTGAAAGACTGTATCTTTAAAACTTTTAGTATCCTAGCGAAGCGGTGTGTAATTTGATTAGGGTTCAGATCTACAAGCTTGCCCTCTGTGGGCAGTTCTTTGATTATGTAGTCAGGCATATCTACATCACGTGTGCTGGATGTCGTCTTTGTAGTCTTGACGGTCCAATCCTTGCCTTCTGTATATACAAGCGCTTTAGTTATATGTATGATACTGCCCTCTACATCTTCGGTCCTCAGAGCGCATACTTCAGACCGTCTAAGAGTACCAAAAGCGGCAAGGTATACTGCTATAAGCATATCTCTATCTTTTTCTTTGCAGTACTCTATGATAGCCTTTATATCTTCATCTGTAGGCACATATAGCCTTGGCTTTATCCTCTGTGGCAAGCTTACATTCATATGCAAGTTCGGATAGTAAGCCTTAAGGACCGTGTATAAGAAGCCATAGGCATTTTTTACAGTTTTTGGACTTCTGCCGACGGCATAGGAATTTACCCACCGCTGTATCAGATCGGGCGTAAATTTACTTAAAGGAAGTCGTAAGTAGCCTTCAAATGCATTGTATATAAGTCGCTTATAATTTACTAAAGTTGTAGGCGACAAAATATTGGATTTCATCGCACAGTAATTGAGCATTGCATCTTCAAGCTTTATATCTGAATTTTTGGATGTGTCTACATTATCAAGCTTGTAAGCTGTGGCCATATGCTCCGCTTCTTTTTTTGTTTTTGCTGTGAAAGACTTATAATGCCTCTTTCCCTTGTCATCCGTATAGTCGTATATCTGACATCTGTAGCTACCTGACGGCAGCTTCTTAGCTGTAGCCATTTAGACCTCCTTTTGAGTATAAAAATAACACCTCTTGCGAGGTGCCAGCCTAAATGGTATAATAATATTGTTCTGAAAATATACATAGGCACACTCACGCAAGTGGGTAATCCTTGAGAACTTTCGCATTGGCGTGCGGGGGTTCTTTTTTATTTTGAACTACCGAAAAAACCTCGGTAGTTGAACTTTTTCATTTTTTGAAATGGTTGAACTTGTTCTAAAATGGAACAAGTTGGAAAAATCAGTTGTTTCCAAAACGGAAACAGGTCGAAATCGACTGGTTTATATTTAAACCGTTTTCATTATTTAAAAACGCAAAACTTGTTTTAAATTTGTTTTACCTCGTTTTAATGTAACTTAAAACAAGTTTCTATTTTTGCAAAATATCAAAAGTATCTACCTAGCATGAGCAACTCCGTAGTGAACAAGCTGGCTTTGTGTTTGCTATGTTATTGGTATACGCTCTAAATCACTTAAGCTACTAATAGGGTACCTTTGTATTTTTACAAAAATATTAGGTTTCTGTTTATAGATTCCGTATTTAAATAAAATGTTTTCAGTACCTTTTTTCTTAAATTCATAGTAGTTTCCATTTTTAGTAAAGAACAAGTCTAAATTTTTAAAATGATTAACTATTACTTCAGGGGTAATAGTATTGAGTTGTTCATTACTTTTATTTGAGTTGTTTACGGCATGCGGTGTTATATGGGTTTCAGGTATCTGAGCCACACTTTCACCTCTCATTTTTTGACTTACTCTAAATTGCTCAGCATTTGGAATATCGTTAAATTCAACCGTCTTATCAAAATTATTTTTTACAACTGTCTTAATTTCATCAAGAGTAACATGGAAAAATTCTCGTCGCCGGTTCACCATATTTAGCTTTCTATCCTCAAATGCCCTATGTAAAGCTGCTTCCAAAGCAGGAGCATCATCTGAAAATATCATTGCGTGGACGTCAAAATTAAAAGGTACTGATGCACTACCTAATTCGTCAATTCTATCCATCGGTTCTAATCTTCTGGTCATGCCAATCTTATATATGTCACTTCCAAAGGCACCAATATTTGAAATGATATATACATACCCGGCTTTTATATTGGCAGATCTGTAATCAACGTCCTTTAGTGCATGCTCCACATCATTCAAGTGCTGTGATATCTCCCTTTCTTTTTGCTGTAACTCAGCATTATCCGGGTCCATTTCAAGCTGTTTTTGAATCTTTTCATATGCAGTTTGGTAATGGGTTTGTTCTTTGTCAAGTTTCTTACGCTCTTCGGCTAATTCTCTTTCAACTTTAGCCTGCTCTCTTTGCTCAGCCCTAGCAGCCTGTAACTCTTCTTTCTCTTGTTGCTTTTTCATCTGATATTCAAAAGCCAAGCGCAATTCTTTTACCTTTGTATCAAGATAAATTTGAGTAATAGAAATTGACATTATGGATCCTAATTTAGATATAGCTTCTGAAGACTTATACATTTTATTTAAAGATGCATCAAAGTTTGTATATTTTACTTTGGCTACTAAGTCATCACATTCATTATTAAAAGCTCTAAGTAAAAGCTTTTGAGTGTCTGTAACCATTTTTTTACCTTGAGCAAAATTCCCGTTTACAGACCATCCGGTATTTCCGGTAACCGCTCTATTATCTTTAATTAAATCCTTTTGCCTTTTCCGGATCCTTGCAAGTTCCTCTTTGTAATCTAAAGAAGAAGCAAAGTCAAATTGCGGTTCGTATAAACCAAACTCCTGAATTTGTATAGCTTCATCAAGCCAAATTATATCAGCCTTTTTTGATGTAATTTCCTGAATTATAGAATTCAACTCTTGATTTTTTAAACTTATAGAGTTGGTCAGTTCGCTATATTGTAAATTAAGTTCTGCTATTTTTTGCTGAAGAGTAAACGCGTTTTGCATTTCCGGTGTTAAAAGGGATAATAATTGCTCATGTTCCTTTTGCAATTGTTCTAAGTCTGCTTTATATTGTTTTCCTTTGAAGTTATCTAAAAAACCCATACATTAAGTTCTCCAATTTTAATAAATATTTATGGGAGTGCATTTAAAATTGCATCCTAAGTTCTACAACCTTGCCTATAATACTTACACCTCAACAGGTGTAAAGCTACCGACTACTTTACCGACAATATTTAAATATGTACCAGGATCTACAGGTAAATCAATAATTATATCATCGTATTTCTTGTTCAATGATACAAGCCTTATGCTGTCGCCTTCAAAATATACTTCTTTTAAGAAAGCTTTACCCTCATAGTCCACTGCGTATACACCGCCGTGTATACTGTCATATCCTAACTGAATAAGTGCTACATCACCGTTGTGATAAACAGGTTCCATGCTGTCTCCTGTTATGTAACTTGCGATATCATAAGTCGGTAAATCGTCTCTGTCAGTATATACAGAATATGTTTCATTATTTTCCTGGTATGGATATCCGACACCTGCGGCAAGCTTTTCGGTAACCTTTACTTCATAAAGTGTAGGTTCGTCCTGTAGTAATTTTTGTTCTTTTAATTGTTCTTTTGCATATGTGAAAACTTTTCCTTGTCGTGGCGGTTCCAGCTGATCATATACGGCAGTTAGGGCTGCGGTGCAGGTTTGGTTGCTTACACGCTTTTCAACTAAATCGGATTTTTTTATATTAAAATAGTTTGCTAAGAGTTCTATCTTGTCTATCCGTGGATAGGATTTTGCATTAAGCCAATCAGAAACAGTCATATAGGGCAGCCCTAGATTTTTACATAATGTATTTCTATCTACTCCGTGTTTGGCCATATAATATTGTATATTATCGGCCATTATATTTTTATTTCCAAGTGCCATATAGGTACCTCCTTATCTGTATTTTACGATAAAACCGTAAAAAAGTAAAGGAAAACAATAAAATATTATTGACATCACGGTTAAACCGTGTTATAGTATACTTGTAACCAAGAGGAATACGCTTGAAAGGAGGAAAAGGACATGTGGAGAGAATTCAAAGAACTGCCTTTAAAAGACAAAGTTGATATAATTGTAAAAATCGTTGGTTCGGTCATAGCAATTATAACGACAATCAAACATTTATAAAAGTCTAATAAAGGCAAAACTAAGGGGAAGGGGCGAATGCCCCAAGTACCTTAGCTGAATTCTAACACATATCTTAATCAAATACAATGAAAGATACTTTTGCTTATCTGTTATCACTTAGCAGCCTTATAGGTTTGCTAAATAATTTCCCAAAGTGGGATAGGATTTGTATTGCAATGTGTATTGTTGCATATTGTGGTACAAGCATCTATGAGAAATTTAAAAAGTAGTTTAAAAGCTGTCCTATCGGCTATACGGGGGCTATAGACTATTAAAAAGGGAGCAAGAATGGGAGTTACTCTAAAAATGTTAAGAGCCAAGCATAATTTCACGCAAGCAGAGGCAGGAGAAAGCGTTGGGGTATCGGAAGGAACTTGGCGAAACTGGGAGATGGGGAAATCATTTCCGGATGTGCAAAAAATAATCAAGTTGGAAGAGGTATTCGGTGTTAAGTATGATGACATTATTTTTTTACCCATAAAACACGGTTTAACCGTAAAAAACAAACATGGGAAGTTGATAGAAATAAAAAGCCTGAAGAAAAATAAAGGAGAACAAAATGAAAAAATTTGAAAAGAGATGACAAAAAAGGATACTAAAAAGATTGTAGCAATCTTAAAAGCTACATTACCGCGTCTTAGTCAGGAAAAGCAAGAATACTTGCTTGGGCTGGCAGAGGGAATGGAGATGGCAAGGGTGATAGCAGAAGATAAGGAAGAAGAAAAGGCAAGCTGATAGAAAAGGAGAAGAGGAACATGGAGAGTAATAGTTGTTTTGTATATGTCAATGAATTTGTAAGTGTATGTGTGGAAAGTTGTGAGTATCACGGCTTTCACATAAAGCCGGGGATGATAGTAGTAGATAAGAGTATAGCAAGAGAAGCCTTCAGTATTGTACATCTTAAAGATGATGTAATTGTATCTTACAAGGGGTCATATGATGACTACTTTGGGATATGGGTAAAAGGAAATGGGGATTACAAGAAAAGAAAGCGTCGAATCGCCCCGTATTTGCATAAGTTGGCGGCGGATCTGGAAGAGATAATCGCTACATGCGGTCAAAAAGGTATAGATAAGCTTATTTGTGACAGGCCTAGCGAATCTGAAATTTATACGGGTGAGGGTTTTAGAATCACCTATGAAGAGCCGGGAGATAAGTGCAATGATGGGGGCGAGTATGGATACTATATGGACTTCAGGAAAACAGAAATTCCCGGATTGTACGATGTAGAGAGCTGGACCACTTGCGACTTTGATAGTTGCGGCACGGGATTTGAAGGCTTCGCATGGCTGACTGAAAAAAGTGCCATTGAGTGGAAGAGTAGGGGTATATATTCAGAAGACCTGAAGAAGCATAGCAAGAGAAGCGTGGTCATGAGAGTAGTTAAGGAGATATTGAAAAGAGAGGAAGAAGATGATGAATAAAATGCAGATTTTTAAGAATGATAATTTCGGAGCTATAAGGACACTGGAGATAAGTGGCGAACCTTGGTTCGTAGGTAAAGATGTAGCAGAGGTATTGGGATATGCTGAAACTGCAAACATGAGAAAGCTTTTAGATGAGGCGGATTACAAAGAAATAGACCCACAGAATGGCTTATTTGCTGGGTTCGTCCAAAATGGAGTAACCCTTGAGCCTAATAAAAATATAAGAAGAATGCTACTTATAAATGAGAGCGGTTTATATCAGGCAATCTTTGGAAGCAAGCTCCCAACTGCAAAGGCTTTTAAAAGGTGGGTAACTTCGGAAGTATTGCCAGCTATAAGAAAACACGGACTATATGCTACAGAAGAACTGATAGCAAATCCCGACCTTGCTATAGAAGCGTTCAAGGCACTGAAAGAAGAAAGAGAAGCAAGAAAAGCTTTAGAAGCTGAAAATAAGCAGATGCAACCGCTGGCACTCTTTGCCAGATCTGTATCGGCAAGCCACACATCAATCTTGATTGGTGAGCTTGCAAAACTTATCAAGCAGAATGGTGTAGACATTGGCCAAAAGCGACTTTTTGATTGGCTTAGAGAACAAGGCTTTTTGATGAAATCGGGCAGCAGTAAGAATATGCCTACTCAAAAAGCAATGGAACAGCAGCTTTTTGAAATTAAAGAGAGCAGCTATATAAATTCTGAAGGTGTCACTGTTGTCACTAAGACCACAAAGGTCACAGGAAAAGGACAAATATACTTTGTAAATAAATTTTTATGTAAGTAAGGAGAAAAGACATGGAGCAGGTAAAAAGAGAGAATACAGAAAAAAAGATGATAAAAGGTGTTGTAATTCCTACGCTGACAAGAGGCACAGCGGAGGAAGAGAAAGAGAAGGCACTGCATAGCTTAGAGAATAGGGTCTTTAAGCAAAGAGAAGACTTTGAGTATTTAAAAGACAGGTACAGAGGCATTTATAATGCGGTATCTATGCAAGATCTGAATCTGAAGATACAAAAAGCAGAAATAAATGCACTTAAAAGCAGAGTGTATCTTGCACTTGCTGTACTCATAGCAGCAGATGCGGTCTTTATAATGATGCTTACTAAAGTATTTATAAAATGACTTATAAGTATCAGTGGATGATAGATTTTTTCAGTAATTTACTTGAAGAAAAGAAAAAAGAAGGAAATGACAGAGATATGGCCGAATTAAAAAAAGCCATACAGGTCATAAAAAAACATGAGGAGGAAAAGAAAAATGCCAAGATTAGCACCGTCAAGGACGGAGATGATGGATAGAAGCTTTAGGGCTGCATATCTGGCAGGCCTTGAGCTTAAAGGACTGAAGACAAAAAATATTGCAAGCCTTATAGGCAAATGCGAAAAGACGGTGGCTCATAAAAGAGACCACCCGGCTGACATGACAGTGTTTGAGTTAAGGGCGATAGCGGCCACACTGGGCTTCACAGCGGAGCAGGTCGCAAGCATGATACTGAAGGCTTAAAGATGATAGAAAGAAAGATATTGGCCAATCGTGAAGAGTGGCTAAAACACAGAAGCAGAATCGGCGGTTCAGATGCCGCCGCAATTGTGGGATTGAATCCCTATAAGACAAATACCGATTTGTACTTAGAAAAGACGGGGCAAAAAGAAAGCCCTGACATATCCGATAAGCCTTACGTGCTATATGGCACAAAGGCGGAGGAGCATCTAAGAGAGTTGTTTAGATTAGACTTTCCGCAATATCAAGTACAGTACTTTGACAATAATATGTACTTAAACAGCAAGTATCCTTTTGCACACGCAAGCCTTGACGGTGAGCTTATAGACGATGATGGCAGAAGGGGCATACTTGAGATAAAAACAACCAATATTTTACAGAGTATGCAAAAAGAAAAGTGGAAGGACAGAATCCCCGATAATTACTTTATACAGGTTTTGCATTATCTGATGGTCACTGAATTTGATTTTGTAGTGCTTAAGGCACAGCTTAAGAGCGAATTTGGTGGGCAGATATACCTGCAGACTAAGCACTACTTTATTGAAAGAAGTGAGGTTGAAGGAGATATAGAGTACTTAGCGGAGGAAGAAAGAAAGTTTTGGAAGTGTGTAGAGGCTAGAAGGATGCCCGATCTGATACTTCCGGATATATAAAGATGCTATTTTCCCGACGTCGGGAAAGACGACCATTTTGGTGACGTCAACAAGATGGTCTATATTGGCGGCAGTGACAATATAGCAATAAAAGCGACATTATTATGTCGCAAAAGGAGGAATGATGGAACTAAAGATATACAATCCGAGCGAAGACGGATTTATAAAGCCTATCGAGTGGAATTATGAGGAACTCAAGGCGGAGCTATCACAGAAGCTTGAGCAATATAAAGGTCTTGTATATACAGAAGACCAAATTAAAGAAGCAAAAGCCTACAGGGCGAAACTTAACGCCTTAGCGACTGCTATAGATGGCAAGAGAAAAGAGCTAAAAAAGCAGTGCTTACAGCCATACGAGCAATTTGAAGCACAAATAAAAGACTTGCTTGCAGTTATAAAAGAACCTGTAGCCTTCATAGACTCACAAATCAAAGGCTATGAGGAAGAGAAAAAACAAAAGAAGCTTGAAGAAGTCAAGGCATTATTTGAGAAGCTAAAGGATGCAGAGGGTGAAGAGCTTGAATTTATAAGCTTTGAACAGATATTCGAAGATAAGTTTTTAAATGCAAGTATATCGCTGAAGATGGTCGAAACTGTAATAAGTAATAAATTTAACAGTATCAAGTGCAATCTTAAGACCATAGCGGAGCTTAAGGAATACAGCTTTGAGGCTACAGAAGTATATAAAGAGACCTTAAATCTTAATGAGGCTTTAGAAAAAGCGAAATATATGGTCGATATAGCTGAAAAGAAAAAGGCCGAAGAAGAGAGAAAAGAGCAGGAAAAGGAAGAAGTTACTCCGGATATGCAAGAAGTAGAAGAGACTGCTACAGATGTAAAAAGAGAGTGGACAGCATTTGAAGCGTACCTAAGCGCTAAAGAAGCAAAGATGTTAGCCGCATGGCTAAAATTAAATAATATCAAAATTAGGAGGATATAAAAATGGCAGTACAAAACAGTTTAGTAGCAAAGAAGAAGGCGACAGGCTTCACGGCATACCTGACAGCGGATGCAGTCAAGGAGCAGATAAACAAAGTGGTAGGTAGTAAAAACGGTACACGCTTTATAAGTTCTATCGTATCGGCAGTAAATAACAATAAAGAACTACAGACTTGCAGTAATGCAAGTATCTTATCTGCTGCATTGCTTGGAGAGAGTCTTAATCTCTCACCAAGTCCACAACTTGGCCAGTACTACCTTGTTCCGTTTAACAACAAAGACGGCAAGGTGGCACAATTCCAACTTGGGTATAAGGGATACATCCAGCTTGCTATAAGGTCAGGCCAGTACAAGAAAATAAATGTCTTGGCAATAAAAGAAGGCGAGCTTGTTCGCTATGATCCTTTAAATGAAGAGATAGAAGTCAATTTGATAGATGACGAAGAGGAAAGAGAAAAGACGGCTACAATCGGCTACTATGCAATGTTTGAGTACACAAACGGCTTTAAGAAGGCGATGTACTGGAGCAAGGCAAAGATGGAAGCTCACGCAATAAAGTACTCTGCCGGATATGCAGCAGATAAGAGAAAAGGAAATCAATACACATTTTGGTCGAAAGATTTCGACAGTATGGCATATAAAACCATGCTTAGACAACTCATAAGCAAGTGGGGAATTATGAGTATAGATTTAGTGACTGCTATAGATTCCGATATGGCCGTGATAAATTCAGACGGCAGTAAGTCATATGTGGAGACCGAGGAAGATATGAATAATTATACAGAAAATGGCGACGATAAAGTAGTCGACAGTGAGGCGACAGAGAAGAAGGAAGATACAGAAGAGAAAGAGGATACAAAGAAGCAGGAGGAAGTGAAAGAAGAGGGCGACGACGATATAAGCAAGGCGCTTTTTGAGTAATCAAGACTAAGAAAAAATCATAGAGATAAAGCTAAGGTGCGAACCGAAACAAAAAAATATTTATGCTTAATATTTTAGGTATCACAGTAATGCGACTGGGTCGTAGGGGCTTGCCGTGTTGACCAACCTCTGTAGGTGCGTAGCACAATGAGAAAGCAGATGGAGGGCCGTCCGGTACATTCCCGATATGCCAGCTGTATAGAACTTGACCATAGGAATTTTCAAGTTTTAAATACTTCTAATTTTTGGTATATGTGTCACAGCTTAAAAGCACCGCATGGCTTATCTCTTTGATGATAAAAAGGAGAAGATATGGGCAATAGGATGATAAAAGAGACCATAAGGACAGATTTACAAATAAATAGATTGACTGATTTTCAGTTTAGACTTTGGACATATCTACTCACTTATGTAGACGATTACGGAAGAGGTAGCGCGGATCCTGATTTGGTAAAAGGTTTTTGCTTTCCAAGGCGCAAAGATGTGACGGCTAAAAGTATCAGTGCAGGCTTTAAAGAGCTACAAAATGAAGGCTTAGTGAAAATCTACAGAGTTGGCGAAGAGATGTATTTTTACTTCCCAAGTTGGGAAAAACATCAAAGGATACAGGCAAAAAGGTCGCTGTATCCGGAGCCTCCAAACTTAGAAGATTGTGATAATCTTGACAATTCCACGGTGACTCACGGTAACTCACCGTTAACCACGGTTGACCACGGTAACTCACCGCCTGAAGTAGAAGTAGAAGTAGAAGAAGAAATAGAATATACATCTGCTATCGCAGATGTTTGCACGGAGCCAAAAAAAGAGCAGCAGGCGACAGATGAAAAAGAGCGGCCGTTATTTGAGATACCGACCAACACGGGAGAGGGCTATCCCTTCTTTCAAGCGGATATAGACTTGTACAAGAGCTTGTATCCGTCGGTAGACATCTATCAAGAGATGCGAAAGATGGTCGGATGGTCAGACGCTAATCCTACAAAACGAAAAACGAAAGTGGGCATGAAGCGCTTTGTAAACGCTTGGTTGTCAAGAGAGCAAGACAAATATAAGCCTGCAAGTGCGTCTGCTGCAAAGAAGCCTACAGGTACAAAATTCAATAACTTTGAGCAAAGAAATGACGACATAGATGCGGATATGCAAGAAGCATTTATGAAGCAGATGAAAGGAGTAGCGGATGGCTGAAAATAAAAGATATATAGCCTTTACAGTGCCGGGCAAGCCTGTGGGCAAACAACGACCACGCTTTTCAAGACGGGGTACAGCGGTAAGGACATACACGCCGAGGCAGACCGCAGAGTATGAAAGACTTGTAAAAGAGTCATACATAGCAGCAGGCGGAGAAAAGCTTGAAGGCACTATCGGTGCGACTATATGCGGATATTTTGAGCCACCGAAGGCGACAAGTAAAAAGCAAAGGCAAAAGATGCTTAGTGGAGAAGTCGGCTACACAAAAAAGATAGACGCTGACAATTTGGCCAAAAGCATATTAGATGCACTCAACGGAGTGGCCTACACAGACGATGCACAAGTTAGTTTGCTTTTGGTCTACAAAGCTTACGCAGAGACGGCAAGAGTAGAGGTGCAACTCAAAGAACTTTAAGTGTTAAACCGGTCGATTTCGACTAGTTTAATAATAAAATTTAATATTACAAAATTAAACGGCGTTACAAAATGCGTTATATGGCGTTTTTATAGCGGAGTGGATAAAGGTATCACTAAGACAATAAAAATGTATTCTAGGTATCCTAGAATTGAAAATTAGGGCATATAAAACGAATGGCAAAGGGAGAAAAGTGAACGAAGAGAAAATAAGCAAAGCTATCAAGGCACTCAAGACGGCCGAAAAGATAGCGAGAGACTTTTACGATAAGCCTGTAGTCGTCACATACAGCGGTGGAAAAGATAGCGATGTCTTGCTTGATCTAGCGATAAAATCGGGCATAAGCTTTGAAGTATCTCACAGCATTACGACCGTGGATGCACCGCAGACAAATCGACACGTAAACAAGGTTTTTGCAGAGCTGAAAGAAAAAGGCATAAAGGCATACAAGAATATGCCGATATACAAGGGCAAGCCGATAAATATGTTTAGTTTGATAGTGCAAAAAGGTATGCCGCCTACAAGGCTTGTACGATACTGCTGCGGAGTATTCAAAGAGGGTACAGAAAGAAACAGGGTTGTGGCCTTGGGAGTAAGGGCTACAGAGTCAAGAAAAAGGCAAAATAGAAATATATTTTCGACAGCCGGTAAGAAACTTAAAGATTCAAGGTACTTTAGCTTAGAGCATACGGAAGAAGTCTTTAAAAATGCGAAAGAGCAAGACGAAGTGTGGGATTGCACGCTTGTCACAACGGCAAGAAAACATAAAACAATACTTGTAAATCCGATATACGAATGGACGGATGCTGAAATTTGGGGCTACATACATGAAAACAATATTGCATACAATGAGTTGTACGATATGGGGTACAGCAGAGTAGGTTGCATCTTATGTCCTTTAGCGAACAAACGGGAAAAACAAAGAGATATTCTGACATTTCCTGCATACAAAGAAAGATATATAAAAGCCTTTGAAAAAATGCTTGAAGTCAGAAAAGGAAAGGGGAAAGAAAGTAATAAAGGCGAATCTTGGAAGGATGCAGAGGCTGTATTCAGATGGTGGATTGAGGATAAGACGATAAAAGGGCAGATGGAATTTAACTTTGAGGAGGAGAAAAAGGTATGAGGATATATTTATCAGGACCCATTACAGGCGTTGAAAATTATCACTTGAATTTTCTAAAAGCTGAAAATCAAGTGAGGGATATTTTTAAAAATGATGAGGTAATAAATCCAATGTGGATGGGCAACATGCTACCGAGCGGTAGTCATGAAGAGTATATGACTCTTTGCTTTGCCTTAGTGGGAATGGCGGACAAGATGGTCATGCTTGAAGGCTGGCAGCAGTCGCAAGGTGCGCGTATGGAGAAAAAGCTTGCGGAAGAAATGGGCATAGAGGTGCTTGAGCTTGGGGCAAGCGGAGAGATAAAAGGGCAATGTATATAAATACATAAAAAATATTAAATACAAATATTATAGCAGAGGTGAAAGATGGGAAAAGAGAAAGCCGAAAAGATTTGGGAGTTGCTTAGTAAAATTAGTTTTGAGTTAGACCAAATTAAAAAGGGGTACAAAGATATAGAAGTCTTAAGGGAGTGGATGAAAGACATGGATATTTGTATTACTTTCAGTGCGGGAGGATGGAGAGGCGGAGAGCTTTGTCCAGTGGTTTTATACAGCTCCGACTTTGACGATATAACAAACGCAGCTATAGAAGTAATTTATAAAAGATTAGAGCAGAGAAATGCCGAGGCATTGGAATATGCGAGGGAGATACAGGCAATATTGACGGATGCGGAAGAATGACAAAAAAAGAAGTAGATGAAGTCATAATGGCTGCAAATGAGGTGGTAAAAAGTATAAGAAGTATAGATGAAATTGACGAGATGATAGAGAGAATTGAGACCTATTCACTCATAGAAGGAATAAGTTTCACTACTAACATTAATGTATGGCAAGCCGGCAGAACAGTTGCACAAGAGAGAATTAACTTGAATTCATTTTTATCTTCAGACGACCAAGTGCTAATTAGAAAAGCCATTATAGTGGCGCTTAAGAGAAAAAGAAAAGAGTATATAAGTGATTTTAAAGAAGTCGCAGGAAAGTTTGAAAAACTTACAAAGCTTGCAAAAGAGGTACTAAATGAATGAGTAACGACATCAAACACAACGCAGAGGGCTACAAAGATAGCACGGCGTATAAGGCTATCATGGCCATAGAAGAAGCGAAAAAGAGAAGATTAAAGGAGCAGGCGGAACATGACAAGCTTGTACAGCATATCAAGTACATAGTGGAGCTTGCAGGCTTTAGGCTTGGAGACAGGATTAAGCTTGTACATAAAGAAAGTAGGAGGAGGTATGATTGATTGGAGTTAAGTGAGTTAAAGTCGAAAATACTAGAAATCTTTGAAATTGCAGAAGTAAAAGATTTAGGATCTGTGCTGATGAAAAATCTTGACAATTATGAGAAGATGCGGGCATTTGAAGAAGTTGTAAATGGCGACTTGTCAAAAGATTGGTTGCAAAAGATTTATCAGTATCACGAAGCTGATAGGAAGGAAAAGAAACAAGATTATACACCTGTAAGCCTTGGGAAGCTTTTGGCTAAATTATCAGGGGAGAGTGATGTTGTAATGGATCTTTGCGCAGGCAGTGGCGCGCTGACTATTCAAAAGTGGAATGAAAATCACAATCAAAGATTTTTACTATACGAATTAGACGAGAATGTAATCCCATATCTACTGTACAACTTAGCAATAAGAAACATAGAGGCTACAGTGATGAGGGCAGATGTATTGAAAAATGAAGTATATGAAAGCTGGGAAGTAAAGAAAGGAGAAAAGTATGGGAAGTGTATTGCTATCAAATCCACCGTATAACCTAAAGTGGGAGCCTCTAAGTATGGCAGGGTTCGACCAAAGATTTATGGGATATGGTATACCGCCGAAAAGCAATGCAAATTATGCTTTTATACTTACAGGAGTAAACGTAGCTGATAAGTCTTACTTTTTACTACCGCTTTCAGTATTGAGTCCAAAGCAAGCAGAAAGCGACATAATAAAAACACTTGTAAGCGATAATTACCTTGAAGCGGTCGTATTACTGCCGGGCGACATGTTTGAGTCTACAAGTATACCTATTTGCATCTTGTCTTTTAATAAAAACAAGACTACGAAAAAAGTTGCTTTTGTAGACGCAAGAGAAATGGCTGAAAAAGAAATTAGGGAGCAAAGGGGGCAATTTGGCGGAGCCTCACATGAAGGCAGAGTATACAAAAAAGAAGTTAATGTATTAAATGATGAAGCTATAGAGAAAATAAATGCAATTATAAGAAACTGCGAGGACGTAGAAGGAGTGTCTAAATGCGTAAGTATAGACACAATAGCAAATAAAGACTACTCAATAAGGCCACAGGATTACATAACATCTGCGGAGGTGGAAGAGGTACACAGAAGTTATAAAGACATAGCAAGTGACTATAATCGCATAATGCAGAGCAAAAACGCGCTTAAGATTACAGTAAATGAAACTTTAGCTAAAACTTTAGGACTATATAATGCATACGCAAATAAAAAAGAAAGTGATATCGAGAAAAGTTTCAAGGTAGTGGGCGAAAAAGCAGATAAAGAAGATTATATATCTCTCACAAAGTCTGCAATTTTTAAAATTGAGTGCAGAAGCGACAAAGCGTTTCCTGAATTGCTGACCTTATTTGTATCAATGTGGAAGCAACACATAATGTTTTTAAACAACGAAGAAAATAAGGTTTTAGCAGAGTTCAGGGATGCACTACTGCCAGATCTGATGCAAGGGAAAATACAAGTCGAATAGGATAAGATAGAGGAGAGAGAAATGAAAGTACTAATAGCCTGTGAATGTAGCCAGACGGTCTGTAAAGAGTTTAGAAAATTAGGACATGAAGCTTATAGCTGTGATATATAAGAGTGTTATGGCGGTCATCCGGAATGGCATATACAGGGTGATTGTATTGAAATTATTGATGGTGGGGTAACATTTAAGACAGAGGATGGAATCTCACATAGTATTGAAGGAGCGTGGGATTTAATTATTGCACATCCACCTTGTACTTACTTGAGCAATGCAGCGACAAGAAGCCACAGCCTGAAGTGTGCCACGCTTGAGCAAATTAACGAGAGGACAGCAAAGAGGATACAGGCGCAAGAATTTTTTATGAAGTTTGCAAATGTAGATTGCGAAAAGGTGGCGATAGAAAATCCAGTCGGGGCGATGAATACTGTATACAGAAAACCCGACCAAATTATTGAACCGTACCAATTCGCAGAGTCTGAGGAAGATATAGAGAATTATGTGACTAAAAGAACTTGCTTATGGCTGAAAGGGTTAAATGCATTAAAAACGAATGACTTGCAAAAGCCCGATAACGCCAAACTATATGGTAGATATCCGAACGGAAAAGCAAGATGCTGGGAAGAAAAGGTCAAGGGAGACAGGGCGACAGTTAGAAGTAAAACATTTCAGGGCATAGCAAAAGCTATGGCAGAGCAGTGGGGATAAAATGATGGAAGATAAGAGAGAAGAATTAAACGAAAAGGTGAAGACAGTAAGTGTTCAACTGGAGGAAATAAGGCTTTGTAAAGAAGAAATTACGAAAATATCAGAGGCGTTCGACTTCATGGAAAAACATTGGTATTGCGAAATATTGGTAAGACCGGGCGGTGAAAAAGAAAGTCTTGAAATCCCCTTGACGGGGCCGCGTAGGTCGAGAATAGTTAGTGCGATAAAAGATGAACTTATAGAAAAGGTAAAAGATTGTAAAGACGAAATTTCAAAAGCTTATCAGGAGTTAGACAAGTTGTTAAAGTGAGGTAGAGCATGAGAAAAATAGTTATACATCTGGATGGCAAAGCAATAGGCATGGTTATAGATGATAACGCTTCAGACAAGGAAATAGGAGAAAAAGTTATTGAAGAAATCATAGACCAAATTGCATATGACTATGAAGAGGTGGACGAATGGCCGAAAATTTGCACCTTTTGTGAATGGTATGTTGACAGAATAAGATTTTGTTTAAATGAAGACGCAGTAATGTGCAATGACGTGCAGGGTTGCGAGAAATGGGAGGCTAAAGAAGAATATGAATAAAGACTTGGCAAGGCGGATATTAAACCATTACGGCATCCTGAATCAAAAATCCAAGACAATTGAAGAGCTTGCAGAGCTTATAGTGGCACTACAAAAAGATATCCTTGAGGGCAAAGAAAACCACTCAAGGGCGGTGCTTGAAGAGATAGCAGATGTTCATATCATGCTTACTCAGCTACTTGATGACGAAAGCGACAAGACGACAGTATCGCTTATAGTCGATAAGAAGCTGAAGAGGCAGATCAGGAGAATTAAAGCGGAAAAGAACAGTAGTAAAACTTGCGATACATGCATGTGGTGTATAAGATTAAGCCCACTTATGCGCAAGGGCATATGCTATTGTTCGGAAAGTGATGAACACGGAAATTATGTGGATGACAAGATGACTTGTCAAAAATGGGAGGGATGATGGCGATACAAAAGAATGTGACGATAAACCGTAAGGAATATGAGAAGATAAAAAAGTACGACCGTACGCAGATGGATACATTCATTCAAAGTGTATACAAAAGCGGATTTGAAGATGGGAAAAGCTCTGTGAAGGGTATAGATTTTTCAAACGTTGAGAAAGTGTTACTGACTGTAAAAGGAATAGGCGAAAAGAAGGCTAAGAATATAGTGATAGCACTTGAGAAGGAGTTGGCATAATGACGGCAAAAGAATACTTAAGTCAACTGATAAATCTTGAGCGACTTATCGAAGCAAAGCGATTAGAGTGTGAAAGACTTGATACAATGTCAAAAAAAGTGAGTAGCACTTTGAGTGAGTGTAAAGTTGAGGCAAGTCCAGACAATACAAAGACACAAAACATCATAATAAAGATGGCAGAGCTTAGAGAGGAGATAGAGGAGCAGACAAGTAGATATACAAGTCTTTATCATAAGATAGAAGAAGAGATAGATAGCATGGAAGATGATAGATATAGAATTCTTTTAATTATGAGATATATGAAGGGTGCAAGCTTTAGTGATATCGCGGACAAGCTTGGATATGAAAAAAGATGGACTTTAGTATTGCACAAAAGAGCTTTGAAAGATTTTGAAAAGAGGCACTGCATATAAAAGATTGAGAAAAGTTGTTGATATTATGTCGACAACTTTTTTATTTTCCTAAAAAAATATTTAAAAAGTGTTGACATAATACGCAATGCGTGCTATAATAAAGACAGTTAAGGGAAGCACTTAACAAGATAAAAAAATTTTAAGGAGGGTTTAACAATGTTAAACAGAAACGAAATTATGGAGCTTATAGAAAGAATCGAAAAGGCAAGCAACTGGGACGATATCGAAACAGCAGAGTATGAGAGACTTTGCGAAAGTCTAGGGCTTGATTATCACGATTATGACGACCCCGACAGACTCTTTGACGACATCAAGGAAGCAGCAAAAAAGTTAAGCTAAACAACAATCAAAAAAAACGCAAGCCGCCGAAAGGTGGCTTGCAGAAAGAAGAAGAGGTATTGTGGACAGTAAAGAGAGATTGAAAGAATTAAGAAAAGAGCTGGGATTGTCACAGGCGAAATTTGCGGAAAGGTTTGGAATCCCGCTCCGTACTATACAAGATTGGGAGTACGGAAAAAGGGAAATCAGAAGCTATATAATTGATATGATGTGCAGAATTATAGAGCTTGAAAACAAATAAAGTGTGGGAAGCCTTGAAGTTGGGGCTTCCCACTGTATGTATAAGAGGATTTAATAAAATTATATGTCACATCATATCTTCGATAAGTTTGTCAATTACAGCACTCATACTTATACCTTTTTCCAGTGCTACAGTCTTGAGCTTATCAATATTTGTAGATGACAAACTCAAAGAGATAACTTTTCTGCTGCTATCATCACTAACATTGCCGAATATATCTTCATACTTTTTGCCGTCAAGATGAGCCTCCACCCATTCCTTAGCAGTATCCAAGGTGAGCGGTATTATTTTTTCACCCCATGTAAAAGCATTGCCTACAGCTTCACTATATCCAGTTAGGCCGCCACCCTCACCGAATAAGAAAAACTCACCTGTGCGTTTCTTATAGAGTGTTTCATATATTGCATGATGATCTGATCTACCTAATCCGTTATCCCACTCTGCTACTTTTAAAGCAGTTTCTGTATCATACTTTTTACCTTTAATAATTTTCATCATTTTAATGTCTCCTTTGCATTTACAAGCCCTCCCTCTTGTGGAGGGCTTGCGTTTTTGGTTTTACTTCCTACTTACTGAAAAAGTTTTCAACAACTTCTGTCAGGTTATTTAGGTTTCCCGTGTAAGCTATGCTTACGTTGTCGGTCTTTAGATTGTAGTAGATACTTGCACCTATAAGCTTATTAGCCTGTGAATTTGAAATTGTTTCGCCTTGCCATTGTGCTGAGCAGATATTGCCGGTTTTATATCTACTTGTCTCAAGCCCTAACTTATAAGCATCTACATAAAGCCTATCATTGTTGCCCTTTGTCCATCTCTTTGCACCCTTTGCAATTAACTCCTGAATTCTCTCCTCTGTCATTTTTAAATCCTCCTAAAGTTTTTTTGTTTTTGTAAGTTCCTTATCTCCCTTACAATATATATAATACTATACTTTTATATAAAAGTCAATACTTTATTTTATTTTTATATAAATAATTTTTGAGTAGGACATCGCAATGCACCTCTTGACAGTGTTATACTGTAGTCGTCAAAGATGTAAAACTTTGACGACCTTTTTTCTTTTTTATTTATTGAGTGACATGTTCCTCCTATGTTTTCTTATCGTGAAAGCGCCCCGTGAGCAAGGGCGCTTTTGTTGTATAAAGATGGAGATGTAAAAAAGATGATATACAAAAGATGTTCACACTGTGGGAGAAGATATGAAGCCGGAAAGAAGTGCGGGTGTGGATTTAAAAGGGAGTATCCACAGCCGACAGGTACAAGGGCATTATATAAAGCGGGTAGGTGGCAAGCATTACGTAAAGTAATTATAGCAAGGTATCAAGGTTTAGACCCTTGGGCTTTTTTGCACGGCCGCATTGAGTACGCTACTACCGTACATCATATAGTCACGGCAGAGGACGACCCTACACTCTTTTATGTAGAAGACAATCTCATACCTTTATCAAGGTCAAGCCATGATGAAATTCATGTGCTGTACAGAAAGAGCGAGACCAGCAAGGCAGAGACACAAGCAAAGCTTAAAAGTTTAGTAAAGAAGATAGCATACTAAAGTTTATTAGATGAGATACGCCCTAAGGGGTAGGGGGTATCGGGGAAGTTTTCAGACAATTTCCAATGACCGCCGCCCCAGCTTTCAAAACGTAAATTTCTAAAAACCACATAAAAGTTGACAAATTGTATATAAAATAGCACGAAAGGAGGGAGAAATGGCAAGACCGCGAAAAATTATATCAATGCAGACGGGCAATATAAAAAAGGATGTCAGAGCAAGAAGAGAATATGAAGAATCGTTGATAAAGACTGATGGCGACGAGCTTGAAAAAGTTCCTCCTTCGGTCTTTATTGATGCTGTGGCAAAAAAAGAGTATGAGCGTATAAGAAAAAATTTGAAGAGTATAGAAATCATAGGAAATCTGGACCGTAACAGCATGATTGTCTATGCAAATGCCTACTCTATGTACATGAGAGCATCAAAAGAGATTAAAAAGAAAGATTTTGAACCTGTCGTTGAGACCAGTTCGGGCAAAAAGCCCAATCCTATGTATGCAATTTTGGAGCAAGCAAAAAAGGATATGGACACGGCAGGCAATGCCTTGGGGATGTCTGCAAGTTCAAGGCTTAAGATTGCAGCAGAAAAGGCAAAAGGACAGGAAGAAAATCTCATGCAGATGTTCGGAGATATATAGATATGAGTCACTTAGAGGATATCAAGCAGTACGCCAGAAGCTGTTTATCGGACGAAACCCCGTCGGGACAGAAGCACAAGTGGGCATGTCAGAGATTTCTTGACGACTTGGACAGAGTAGGCACAACCGACTTTCCTTACATCTGGAGTGAAGACAATGCAAATAGAATAGTTACTTGGTTTTCTCTGTTAAAGCATTCTAAAGGAGCCTTGGCAGGCAAGCCAATCGTTTTGACGGGTTGGCAAAAGTTCAGGGCATGTCAGCTATATGGATGGATACACAGAGAGACGGGAAGAAAAAGGTTCAAGAAGAGTTTTACTGAAGTAGGGCGTAAGAATGCAAAATCTCAAATGGAAGCAGGCGAAGCGCTCTATGAAATAGCCATACAGGCTACAAAAAACATGGAGACATACGAAGTATATACAGCCGGTACAAAAAGAGACCAATCAAAAATTGTATTCGGTGAATGTAATCTGATGACAAAAGGCTCAATACTTCGGTCAAAATTCAATTTCAAGCGTGATGAGATTGTACACATCAAGACAGGTTCTTTCATAAAACCACTATCGAAAGAGGATGGTAAGACGGGAGATGGTACGAATCCCGCGTGTTTGATACTCGATAGAGATTTGTCGAGTATAAATCGAGGTGTATCGGTGAAGGCTAAAAACCATATATTGAAATAATAGATTGAGAGTGTTATAATATATAAAGAGGTGATTATATGAAATCTGGAATATATATTATTAAAAACACTTATGACGGAAAAGTTTACATAGGACAAAGCGTTGATGTAAAACGCAGATTAAGGACTCATAAAAGGCTCCTTAATTTAGGAATTCATAAAAACACATACTTACAAAATGCATTTAATCTATACAAGGAACACATAGATTTTCAAACTATTGAATTGTGCGATGTAGATGCTTTAAATAAAAGAGAACAGTATTGGATTAGGAAATTCGATTCTACAAACAGAGCAAAGGGATACAACCGTGAGAGCGGTGGTTCAGAAGGTCAGAAATGGTGTGAAGAGTCGAAAGAAGCAAGAAAAGGCGAAGGAAATCCAATGTTTGGGAAGCACCAGTCGACAGAGTTCATTGAATGGATAAGAATGCACAACAGGGCGAGTAGTGATAAATTAACCGTAAACGATGTTGAGAATATCAAAGTAGCGTTAACCAAGGGAGCTAGACAAGCGGAGCTTGCAAAGGAATACAATGTTACTATTTCAACGGTAAACAAGATAGCTTCGGCTAAAAATTGGAGTTGGGTTTTACCTGAATTGAATGCTGATATCAAAAAAAACATTGAGGGTGAGAGGCAAAAGAAAAAAGAAGAGATTGCAGAGAAAAAAGCAATTTTTTTAAAAAATGAAGAGGAGCGAAAAAACATAATAAAGAATGTTAGAAGCGACTTTGAAAAAGGAATTCCTAAAAATGAAATAATGAAAAAATATGGAATATCTAGTACAAGCTATGTGAGGTATACAACAGACCTTTTTAACAAACATAAAGAAAAACTTGTAAAATTGTGCCTTGAAAAAAGGGCTGATGGTATGCAGGTTAAAGACATAGCTAAAGAACTAGGATTACATAGAACTACCGTCACAGAATATTGTAAAATGGTTCATGTTAATACCGAGAGTGCAGAAATCAACTGTATTTGTAACGACTAGCAGGTGAGCGTTAAGAGAGCAATAATCCTGCCACGAGCCCTCGACACATTAGAGCATCCGACAAGGGTGCTTTTTTAATGTGAAAATATAGTCTGAACTTATAGGAAACTATAAGAATTATCGGATAAAGAGCCGATAAGATAACAAATTGGAATACCACCAGCACCCGACCACCGATTTTTACGACCTTGGACTTGGCTCAAACACCAAGGAGCCAATGCTTACGATAATCACCACAGCGGGTAAGGATTTAACTTATCCTTGCTACACGCAAGAGTACGATTATTGCTCAAAGGTCTTAGATCCTGATGTAGACGTAAAAAATGATGAATATTTTATTGATATTTGCGAAGCTGATAAGGGTGACGATTCTGGAGCATTGGAAACGTGGCAAAAAGCAAACCCGATAAGGGCTTTTTATGAAGAAGGTGTAAAAAAGATAGCTGAAGATTATGAGATAGCCAAGCAAATACCTGAAAAAATGATAGCTTTCATGACTAAAGTACTCAATATTTGGGTATCGGCTGCAAATAACGGCTATATGGATATGAAAAAATGGAAGTCCTGTGAAGTCAAGGAGTTCCCTATCGACTTAAGAGGGCGACCAGTGTACGTCGGTTTTGATATGTCATCAAAGATAGACCTTACATCGGTCGCTTTTATAGTACCTTTTCAGACCGATAAATTGGACAGCAGTAACAAGAAGATAGTAAATTATGCAGTTTGGACGCATAGCTTTATACCTACAGTGGATAAATTGCGAGAACACATCATAAAAGATAAGGTGCCGTACGACGCTTGGGAGCGCTTAGGATATTTGACGCTTACAAATACGCCGATAGTCGACCAAGCTACTGTAATGAAATATGTCCTTGATGAATGTGCGAAGTACCAACTTGATATTCAGTGCTTGTGTTTCGACCCCGCAAATGCCGCAAAGTTAATGATGGATTTATCAGATGAAGGCTACACGGTCGAAGAAGTATATCAAAGCCATAAGAGTTTGAATGAGAGTACTCAAGGCTTCAGGGAGCAGGTTTATTCGGGTAATGTGCTTTACTTACATAACCCTTTATTTAATTACGCAATGTCAAACGCGGTAGTAAGAACAAACAACGGCCTTATAAAGATAGATAAGGATGCAACTACTAAGCGAATAGACCCTGTGGATGCGACTTTGGGGGCTTTCAAATTGGCTTTATACCACGACTTTGAGTCAGAAAGCTACAACGACTATGTAGAGAAATTTTTGAAAGGAATGACAGGCTAAAATGGGATTTTTTAACAGCTTGAAAAACTTTTTTATACCTGAAACGGCGGACACAGCAAGTGAAAGGCTCCGTCAGTGGCTGGGGATAGATGATGATATTACTACACCAAAGGCACTTGCGGAGACCACATACTTCACTTGTCTGAAAGTCTTATCGGAGACCATGGGTAAGATGCCGCTAAAGCTATATAAAGAAGATGCGACAGGCGGAAGAGTGAGGGCTGATGCTGTGGATGTGCTTCTATGCAGGCCAAACAGCGTGATGACTCCGTCAACTTTTTGGTCGACTATGGAGGCAAATTGTCAGCATTATGGCAATGCCTATGCGTGGATACAAAGGGATTACAGCAATGGCTTAAAGACAGGCAAGATACAAACAAAAGCTTACTGGATTATGAAATCTGATTGCGTAACTGTATACATGGATGATGCGGGGGTGTTTGGCGACCGTGGAAGGCTATATTATCAATACAGCAATCCGCAAAACGGTGAAACAGCGGTTTTCAGGCAAGAAGATATACTGCATATTAAAAATTGGCTTTCGTGGGATGGAGTCATGGGGCTTTCGGTAAGAGAAATACTAAAAAGCACCATACAGGGAGCAGGATACTCACAAAGATATCTTGAAAAGCTGTATAAAAGTGGATTAACCGCGTCAAGCGTACTGCAGTACACGGGCGACCTTGATGAAAAATTGAGGACACAATTACAGAAGAAATACAATGATCTTCTCACGGGAGCAGAAAACGCAGGTAAGGTGGTAGCATTGCCAATTGGCATGAAGCTTGAGCCGCTTACTTATACGCTTGCGGATGCACAGTATATGGAGCTTAAGAAGTACAGTGCCTTGCAGATTGCGGCGGCTTTCGGAGTAAAGCCAAATCAGATAAATGACTATGAAAAGAGCAGCTACTCAAATTCAGAGTCGCAGCAGCTTAGCTTTTTGATAGATACAATGATGTACCGCTTAAATCAGTACGAACAGGAGATAAATTATAAGTGCTTGACTGATGAACAGCGTGAAAAAGGATTTGTATACAAATTCAATGAAAAAGTGCTTTTGCGTGCCAATATGGAGACACAAATGCAATCTATAACTTCGGCAGTCCAAAACGGTATATATACACCAAATGAAGGCCGTCACCTTTTGGATCTTCCTTCTTTAGAGGGTGGTGATGTGCTTATAGTAAACGGCAATTATGTGCCTCTTACTGATGTAGGGGCTGCATATAACTTAGGAAAGGAGGGCAAAGGATGATACTTAAGATAAAAGGCGATATAGTCAGTAATGACATGAAGGATATTTATGAGTGGTTCGGCTATGACTGTACTACTCCGGGTGATGTACTCACAGCACTTGAGGAAATGCCAAAAGGTGACCGCTTGCAGGTAAAAATAAACTCCGGTGGCGGTGATGTGTTTGCAGGGCAGGAGATATATAGCACACTTAGAGGTCGCAATGATGTGGATATTGAAGTGGAAGGACTTGCGGCATCTGCTGCATCCGTCATAGCAATGGCAGGCAAAAGCACAATATCACCTGTCGGCATGCTTATGATACATGATGTTAGTGCAAGCTATATAAGCGGAAATCATGCACAACTTAGCAAACAGGCTGAAACGCTGAAGGCGTGGGATGAAGCGCTTGCAAGTGCTTATGTCGAAAAGACGGGCAAGAGTAAAGAAGAAATCATTCAGATGATGGACGCAGAGACATGGATAACAGCTGACAAGGCGGTTGAAATGGGATTTATAGACGCTATAAGTCAGTCGGGAAATTCAGTGCTTACTAACAACATGGGCAATCTGAAGATTACTGATGAAATGATACAGCAGTATACAGCCGAAAAAGCTGGTATTGAAGAAGAAAAAAATAACTTGTTAAAAGACCTCGATAAGTTTGGGGCGTGAAAGGAGCAAAATGAATTTACAGGAATTACTTAATCAAATCAATGCAAAGAAGCTTGAAGTAAAGAACCTTGCGGAGCAGGGAAAGATAGAGGAAGCGAAGACAGCAAAAGAGGAGCTTGTAGCACTTCAGGATAAGTATAATATTTTTAAAGATATTATAGAGGGTGAGCAGTCCGGTATGACCAATGGAGTTGCAAATGCCACAGGTGTGAAGCAGGTTACAAGCGGTACAGGAACAGATCCTATTCATGATTTTGCGGAGGCTGCAAGACATGGATTTTATACAAATACCATGACTGAAGGCACCAAGGCTGATGGCGGCTATACAGTGCCTGAAGATATTCAGACAAAAATTAATCAGTATAAGAAGGCTACATTCTCACTTGAGAGCCTTGTAGATGTTGAGACAGTAAAGACCAGTAGCGGAAGAAGAACATTTCAGAAGAAGGCACAGGCTGAAGGATTTAAGGCTGTGGCAGAAGCCGGGAAAATTCAGGGCAATAATACACCGCAGTTTGAAATTCTTGACTATGCTGTCAAGAAATATGCCGGATATATGCCTGTTACATCCGAGCTTTTGGCCGACTCTGATGCCAATATCACCGCTGTACTTACAAAGTGGCTTGCAGAAGAGGATATTGCGACCAAGAACGCTCAAATCCTTACAGCGATTGGAACAAAGGCTGAAAAAGACTTGAAAAACCTTGACGGAATCAAGAAGGCTATCAATGTCACCTTGGGGGCTGCATATGCGGGAAGCGTTGTGATAGTGACCAATGATGACGGCCTTAATTATCTTGATACTTTAGTAGATAAGCAGGGAAGATACTTGCTTAGTCCGGATGTGCAAAATCCTATGCAGATGGTGCTTGCAGTAGGAGCAAGAAAGATACCTATAAGGGTTGTGCCAAATGCGATTTTGGCCACAAATACAAACAAGATTCCATTCATTATTGGCGATTTAAAGGAAGCTGTAAAGATTTTTGACAGAGCGAAGCTTAATATCATGACTTCCAATGTAGCAGCAGTCGGAACATTAAATGCATTTGAGCAGGATTTGACACTCTTTAGAGGTATAGAAAGATTTGACTGCAAGGTCAAAGATTCCGATGCATTTGTAAACGGTACCATTACGGTAACACCATAATTTTAGCCCTTGCATATGCAGGGGCTTTTTGGAGGTATTAGCCTATGACACTTGAGCAAGTCAAGGACTACTTAAGGGTAGACGGAGATGATGACGACAACATCATACAGGTAATGATGGAAGCAGCAAAAGAATATATCATATCCGCAGTAGGCGAGTATGATGAGGAAGACAAGACGGCAAAAATCCTTTTTTGTGCGATAGTGCAGAATATGTACGATAATCGTGAACTTATGCAGTCCGATATACAGCAAAGAAAAGCTATAGAATACACGTTTAAGAGTATGATTTTGCAATTGCAAATAAAAAAATCTTTGAAGGGGGATACATGATAAAAGGCATAAATCCCGGAAGGCTTAATAAAAGAGTAAACATATTAAGATATAAAGAGACTGAAGATGAGCTTGCAAATATCATAAGCACTTTAAGCTTGTATAAAAAAGTGTGGGCGGAGATAAGACCGCTGAGAGGCAATGAGCAGTTAGAGCATTATAAGACTACCAGTAAGCTTATGTACAAAATTACAATCAGGAATACGGATGTAACTGAAAAAGATGTAATTGAGTATCAGGGCAGGCAATTTCTTATAAATTATATTGTGAATCCCTTAGAGGCTTCTTACTATCTGGAGCTTATGTGTACAGAAAACATGGACCACACGGAAAGGAGTGCAGATGGCTGAATCTGTACGCTTTATAGGACTTGAAGGGCTTATGTCGGATATGCAAGGTCTGATAAGCAAAGCACCTGATGAACTCAATAAGGCTGTAGAAAAGACAGCCAGAGAGTGGACAAAGGACTGCAATGCCAAAATGCCGTCAAGCTATTCAGGAGCTTCGGTGGTTGACGAAGAAGGCGAGAGAAAAACAAATAAGGCAAGCTTGAAAAGATGGCAGATAAAAAAGAGCTTCAACTCCCTTGGGATGATTGCAAGCGTTGAGGTCACAAACAAAGCACCGCACTTTCACCTTGTAGAAAACGGGCATAGAAAATTTATACACGGAGTGGATACAGGTGGATTTGTAGAGGGCAAGCACTATGCAGAAAAGACAAGAGCGGAGTACGAAAGCAAATATCCCGAAAAAATGCAGGAGGCTATAAACAAGGCCTTAGCAGATAGGGGGTTTTGATGGTTACATATGCCGACATTATCAAAGAAGTAAATTTGATATTAAAAAGAGAATATCCGGATATAAAAAGATACGGAAATGACACTGTAGATAATGCAGTGCCGCCGTATTTTTTTGTTGAGGTTGTGCCGCTTGGAGTTAGTCGTGAGAGTAAAAACATGCTCAAAAAATCATGTTCTGTAAAAATTACGTGCGTGCAAAAAACTATAAAACAGGTGGAAGCATTGAATGTAATAGAACATATATTTGAAGTCTTAGGAATGACTTTGGACATAGGGAGCAGAAAGCTTTTAGTAAGTGACTACTCACATGAGTACATAGAAGACCATGGTAATATACCGCAGATTTCTTTTAGTCTTGAGTGGTATGAGAGTACAGAATATCACGACGGCGAAAAGATGATGGATATATCTTTAAAAGTAGAAAGAAAGGAATAAAAAATGAGTAAACTCACATCACCAAGCATCACAATTACTTTTACCGAACAGGGTGCAAGTGCGGTGACAAGGGGAGAGCGTGGAATTGTCGCCCTTGTCTTAAAGGGTACAAGACAACAGACTTTTAAGGTTATGAGTATTAGCGACATTCCAACCGGAGTTTTAAGTGCTGAAAATGAGCAATTTGTTAAGGATGCTTTAATCGGATATAGTCACGCACCTAAGTATGTAGTTGTCTATGTTATGCCTACCGCTGAAGATATGACAAAGGCATACAAGGATATGATGCAGTACTTTGAGAATGAAAAATTCACATATATGGCCATACCGACCGTAAAAACTGATAATAAGGTTCAGGATATCGTGACATGGGTAAAGAAGCAAAGAGATGAGCATAATCTTGTAAAAGTGGTACTGCCGGAGATAACGGCAGATAGCGAAGGTGTAATAAATTGGTGTTCTACTTTGTACAGAACAAAGGAGCAGGCGATAACACCTGAACAGGGATGTGCAAGAATCGCAGGTCTTTTGGCAGGTACAGGCCTGACTGTATCGGGTACATATGCACCTTTACAGGACTTTGTGGATGTAAGCAGACTTACAAAGCCTGAGCAGGATGAAGCGGTCGGAGCAGGCAAGCTTATAGCATTGTGGGATGGCGAAAAGGTCAAGCTTAATCGTGCGGTGACTTCACTTACTACCACATCGGCAGATAAGGGTGACAGCTTTAAAAAGATAAAGCTTGTTGAGACTATGGACATGATGGAAGACGACATCCGAAAGACCATAGAAGACAGTTATATCGGTAAGTTTTCAAATTCTTATGATAACAAGTGCTTACTTATCACCGCCATAAATGCTTATTTTATGGGACTTGTAAATGACGAATTGCTTGATATCGGTCAGTGTCAAATCGACATTGAAGGGCAAAAGCAGTGGCTAAAGGCACAGGGTAAGAAGGTAATACTTGAAGACGGCAGCGAGAAGGATATTGACGACTGTAGTGATATGGAAATCAAGAGAGCGAACACAGGTTCACATGTATTCCTTAAAGCTGTAGTTTCTTTGGTGGACGCTATAGAAGATGTAAGTCTTAAGATTACGGTGTAAGGAGGTAGCACATGAAGCAATTTGTATCAAATCAGGTAATTAACGGCACATGGGGCGAGCTTTGGGTTGATGACGAGTATATCGGCGAGGTCGTATCTTGCAAGGGTGAAGTAAGTATATCTTACTCCGACATTTCCATGGTCAGAAGCCTTACAGCAGGCAAGAAGATGACTAAGCTTGAAGGAAAGGGAAGTATAAAGCTTCACCATATTAGGTCGAATATTTCAAAGCATATATCTGACAAGATAAAGAGAGGTCAGACTCCTGATTTTAAGATTATTACAAAGCTGTCAGACCCGGATGCCCTTGGAGCCGAAAGAGTAGTTTTTTATCATTGTAAATTTGATAAGGCTATTTTGATGGATTGGGAAGTTCAGAAAAATACAGAAGAGTCTTACAGCTTCACTTTTGAAGATTGGGGTTACTTAGACAATATAAACGCGTAAAGGAGATGAAAAATGAATAATTCTTTAATGGAAAAGCTTATGAAGCTTGATAGAGATAAGCTTATGGAAGTTCCTACTGAAAAGATAAAGGCAAAAACACTATCAAGGATAGCGGGTGAAGATGTAGAAATCACTGTAAAGGCCTTGTCAGGTTCTTTGTATACTGAGCTTATATCTGGAGCATCTGGCAAGGATGGCAGTATTGATGGAAGTAAAATCTATGATGCTTATGCGATGATAGTAGTCAAGGGATGTGTAGAGCCGAACCTCAAAGATAAAGAGTTGCAAAAGTACTATAATGCGGCAAGTCCGAAAGACTTGGCAAAGATATTATTTCCGGGCGGTGAGCTTACAAAGATTTCAGAGAGAATCGGTGCTTTGTCAGGCTTTGGAACTAACGAAGATGACAAAGAAGGCAAAAAAGGCATTGAATACGAAGACATAAAAAACTGATAGAGACTGATGCGGATTTCCAAGCGATGTTTTACTTATTTGTAAATCATCACTGGAGCCCGTCAGTCTTTTTTGATGCGCATTTTTCTGACAAATTGCTTATAAAGCACTTTATCAGAAAAGAAGTAGAAGAAGCTAGAGAAAGAGAGGAGGCGTACTGATGGCAAGGCAAGTAGATGTTGAGTTCAGATTCTTAGATAATTTTACAAGCAGTTTCAGGCAGGCTATGGGTACGCTTTCAAGTGGTACTGCTGCAAGTGTAAGAGCATGGAAGAGTGTTGAAAAGATGGGCAAGGGCATAAGCGACCTTGGAGCAAAAATCACCACAGGTGTAACACTTCCAATCGTGGGTCTTGGCGCTACTTCTTTTAAAAGCTTTGGTGAAGTGGATAAGACCTTGAAGCTTGTAGGAAAGACAATGGGAAGCACTTCAGAAGAGGCAAAGATGCTGGAAGGCGCTATAAAGACAGCAGCATCAAACTCAACCTTTGGCATGCAGGATGCGGCGGATGCGTCTTTGAATTTTGCAAGACAAGGCTTTAATGCGGCACAGGCGGCGGATATGATTTCACCCGCTATGAACCTTGCAGCAGGTACGGCTTCAGACCTTACAATGGTCACAGGCGGTCTTGGAAATACTTTGAAAGCTTTCGGAGCGGATGCAAATGAAGCGACACACTATGCCGATATGATGGCCAAAGCGCAAGCACAGGCGAATACTAATGTCGAAGGTTTATTTGATACTATGAGCATTGCAGGCTCTATGGCTAAGACTGTAGGTTGGAGCTTTTCAGACTTGGCAACAATAACAGGAGTATATGGTGATGCGGGTGTAACTGCATCAGTCGGAGCAACGGCAATTGTTAGCGGATTACAAAGACTTTCAAAGCACGAAGCAGAGGCTACTGGTGTAATGAAAGATCTTGGAATAAACATATATGATGCTAATGAAAAAATGAAGTCAATGCCAGAAGTTATTGGAGAACTTCAAAAAGGTTTTGAAGGTTTAACAGACTTAGAACAGATAAATGCCGCACAGTCAATCTTTGGAGTGAATCAAGCTGGAAAGTGGCTAACGCTTATAAAAGGTCCCGGAATGGAAGCACTACAAGGTTATAAAGATAGCATAGAGGGTGCGACAGGTGCATCAAAAGAGATGGCCGATGCACTTATGAGCGGTCCGGGTGGTGCTATGGAACAACTTAAGTCAACTTTTGACGTATTTAAGTACAGTGCAGGCTCCGCCATAGCTGATGCGATAGTACCTTTTATAAGCAAAATTACAGAGTTGATGGACAAATTTAATCATATGAGTCCGGAACAGCAAAAACAGATTGCAAAATGGGCAATGATGGCGGCAGCTGTCGGACCCGCTATTTTACTTTTCGGTAAGACGATAAGCATAATCGGAAAAGTCGGCGGTGCTTTCGCAAAACTGGGAAGATTTGCGAGCATTGCTACAAGGGGATTTCGTGGACTTTCGGCAGGTGGAAGCATATTAAGAACCGCAATAGCCGCAATAGCATCACCGGCAGGTATTGTAATAGCGGCGATAGCGGGTATTGCTGTGGTAGTGATTGCAATAATCACACATTTTAATACTTTCAAGGCGGCATTAAACTCTACATCTCCGACAATGCAGAAGTTAAAGGCGAATTTTGAAGCTATAAAAGCAAAGATAACGCCTCTTATTCCAATAATTCAAAAAGTTGGTGCGGTAGTGATGGACGTACTTGGCCACGGCATAGCGGCGGCGGCAGGTATTGCGATATCGGCGTTTGCAGGATTGATAAACGGTATCATTGATTATGTAAAAGCTGTAATGCAAACTTTTAAGGGCCTTATAACCTTTATAAAAGGAGTTTTCACAGGTGACTGGAAGATGGCTTGGCAAGGTATAAAAGACTTCTTTACAGGTATAGTAAAGATGATTATGGCACCTCTCAACACTTTAAAAAGTGCGATTGGTGGTGTAATTGACGGTGCAAAGGGTCTTGCAAGTTTTGTTACAGGTGGTGGAAAGTCCTCTGCTGCCAGTGTACCTGCAAAGGCCACAGGTGACCTTAACTGGATGGGTGGGTTGGTGCAGGTAAGCGAAAAAGGTGGAGAGATTATCGACCTTCCACACGGCTCAAGGATATATCCGCACGATGAAAGCGTGAGAATGGGCAAGGCAGGCGGTAGCACTAATATCAATATTCCAAAGCTTGCAGACCAAATCATTGTAAGAGAAGAGGCAGACATAGAAAAGATAGGCGATGCTGTAGCAAGAAGAGTTATAGCGTCTAAGAGTAATAGAGGAGGTATGAGTTTCAGTGCAAATATGGCTTAAAGGTAGCAGTCCGATACGCTTCCCGGTACTTCCTTCAGAATATAAGATACAGGGAAGTAGGGGAGTAGAGACTGTAAATATAAATGCCTTGGGAGAAGTAGATCTTGGTGGAATGAGGGGACTGAGAACAGTCTCCTTTTCTTCTTTTTTCCCAAAGCGGTATAACTCCGGATACTGTGAATTTAGGAGAATTAAAAATCCTATGCAGTACGTAAAGCAGATAGAAAGAATAATGGCAGGCGGTCCGACTAAGATAATAATCACGGGAACACCTATAAACTTCCCTTGCAGAATAACTTCTTTTGAGTGGGGAGAAGATGACGGTACAGGAGATGTAAGCTTTTCTATAACTTTAAAAGAGCATAGAAAGATAGCTATAAGTCAGTCAAGTGTGGTAGCCGAGTCAGGTACCACAGGTGGAGATGCTTCACAGACTGTAAGCACTGATACGGCATCAAAGGATACTACAAAAAGAGAAGATACAAGAGAAAAGCCGAAGACTTATACAGTAAAAAGAGGCGACTGTTTAAGTTCAATCGCAAGAAAGCTTACAGGTTCTTCAGATTGGCACGCTTTATATGAACAAAATAAAAGTGTTATAGGCAGTAATCCAAATCTTATAAGAGACGGTACAGTCTTAGTAATTCCGTGAGGTAGTCTATGAAGATAAATCTTATAAAAGATACGGGAGTTATATATAACATCACGAATGCAGTATCTAGGATAGTGTGGAAAGGTTCGGCAAGTGAGGCGGCAAGAAGTGTAGATTTTGACTATATAAATGCGCCTTATGATAATACTGTAAATTTGCCGTCTATCTCTACAGGCGACTATATATCACTTGAGGATGTGAAAGAAGGCGAAATCTTTTTTGGCCAAATTTTCGGCATAGAAAAATCAAGCCAAACAGGTACGATAACTTTTACGGCTTACGACATGATGAAACATCTGCTTGAAAGCACAGGTCAATATAACTTCAAAAATCTAACAGCTGAAGCGATAGTGGCTCAAGTATGTGCAGATATACAAGTACCGATAAGGCACTTGCATCCTACAGGTGTCAATATCTCAAGTATGATATGCGACAAGATGAAGATGTACGATATAGTGATGGCTGCATATACAAAAGCACATCACATCACAGGTGATAAGTACTTTGCAATGATATACAAGCGTGGTCTTGGAGTCTATAAGACCGAGTGGGCTGTAAAAGGCTTTACGCTTTCCGAAAATTCAAATATTTTTGCGAGTAGTATATCTGAAAGTATGGATGAAATCAAAAATAAAATTTTAATATTTGATGACAAGGGCAAGCAAATCGGAGAAGTAAAAGATGATGAAAGCTTAAAGAAATTCGGAGTTTTTCAAGAGATATACTCAAAAGAAGAGGGAGTGGATCCGACAACGGGTGCGAACAACCTTTTGAAGATAAAGCCTTCTCAATCTATAAAAATATCGGCTTTGGGCGATATAAATTGCTTGTCTTGCTATTTTGTAGAGGTAAAAGATACAGCCACAGGGCTTTCGGGTAAGTACTGGATATCTTCAGATACTCATACATTTGAAAATGGTACATACAAGATGGAATTAGAACTTAGATTCGAAAGCTTGATGGATACCAAGAGCGCAAAGGATGAGGCTGAAGAGAAGAGAAAAGAGAATTCTGATGAAGAAAAGAAACAGGAAAAGAAAGACTTAAAAAATCAGACTGATAGTAGCACACAATCAAAGGATAAAAAGGCTACAAAAGAAAAGAGTAAAAAGAAGGGCATGAAGAGAGGAGAAAAGAAGCGACAGGAAAAGATTGCAGCTATAAGAAAAGCTGTAGCAGAGTCAAGGGCAAGGAACGGAGGTGGATGATATGAGCTGGACTGATGCTTTTTTAGAAAGAGATGAGGGCGACCCTTCAGCAGGTATACAGCTTGCAGAGATGGTAAGCGAAAATTCTTGTAAAATCGGCGACCTTACGCTTACATCTGAAGATCTTCTTTTTGATGAGTCTTTAACTGTAAAACTTGCAAGCACTGTAGCAGGTGTGTGTCCTGAGGGCGGTGATTTGATAGATAAAAGTACATATATAAGCCCACTTAAAGCAGGTGATAAAGTGGCGGTGATGAAGGTAAAAGGAAGCGACCCGACCGACTACACATCAAGCCTTTATCTTGTACTTGGAAAGATGGTGAAACTATGAGTATTTTACCCTCTTTTTTAGAAGAGCTTAGCAATATAGATATAGCAGAAAGCGAAGAAACTAAGGTCATAGGAGTACCGCATGAGTACGGCATAGACTTCACTACAGGACAGCTTACGGGCAAGATAGTAGAAGGTCTTGAAGCTATAAAGGTATGGGTATGGCTTTGTATGCATACTGAGAGATTCAGGCACGCCATATATTCAAGTGACTATGGTACGGCCTTAGAGCAGTATTTCGGGAATGTACTTAGTGATGAGTATATAAATACCGATTGTGAGAGCGAAATATCTGATGCTTTACTTATGAATGAATATATAGAAAGTATAGAAGATTTTGAAGTTGTAAGAAATTCCGACACCTTGAATATAAAATTTAGAGTAGTGACAAAATTTGGAAGTTTGGAGGTGGATGAGAGTGTACGAAGATAAGACTTATAAAAGTATATTGGCAGATGCTAAAAATGACATAGGTGATGAAGTCATAAAAGTAGAAGGCAGTCTTGTACATAATGCCTTATCCGCCTTAGCCTATGAGATGGAAAAGCTGTACATACAAATTGACTACATCATAGAGCAAAGTCATGCCGGTACGGCAGATATTGAGCATCTTGAGACGATAGCACTAGACCGTGCAATCATAAGAAAAGCGGCAACTAATGCTTATGTAAAAGCGGAGTTCAATGTAGCTGTGCCAATCGGCAGCAGATACAACCTTAAAGGATATAACTACAGGGCTGTAGAAGTTATAAATGACAGCTTACATCAATATAAAATGATGGTTGAAGAGACGGGAGCAGGTCCGAACAGCTTAAGAGGCGACCTTATACCGATTGACTATGTGGAGGGCTTAGAAAGTGCAAAGGTGACGGAGTTACTTGTCGCAGGTGATGATGAAGAGAGTAAAGAGTCTTTATATAAAAGATACCTTGAAAGCTTCACATCTCAAAGCTTTGCAGGAAATATTGCGGCATATAAAGAGAAATTTGCGACTATACAAGGCATAGGTGGAGCAAAGATATATCCGACTTGGAAAGGTGCCGGCACTGTAAAAGCTGTACTTATATCTTCAGATTATACAGCAGTTAGTGACTATCTTATAGGTCAAATCAGATCTGAAGCTGTACCTGCAAAAGGTAGCGGATACGGATGGGCGCCGATAGGTCACGACCTTACTATTGAATCAGTAAAAGAAGTAGTTATAAATGTAAACACTCAAATCACATACGCAGCCGGATACTCAAGTAGTAACTTATCAGAAAAGATAAAGGAGAAGATAAAGGAATATCTTAAGGATATAGCCAAAACTTGGAAGGACGGTGATGAGCATACTGAAGTTATTATATACATATCAAGGCTTGAAGCTGTAATACTTGATGTACAGGGTGTACTTGATGTAAATAATACTGCTTTAAATAAAAGTAGCGGTAATCTGACTTTGCACAGTGACGAGATTCCGAAGCTTGGAGAGGTAGGCTTAAAATGATAGAAGTTGATACAATCCAATACCTACCGCTTCATATAGCGGAGATAGATGAATTTGAAAAAATAACAAAGATTTATGACAAGTACTTAAGGCTTGTGTGGCAGTCACTAAAAAGAGAAGAACTTAACAGGATTCTGGCCACTATGGATGAAAGTGAGTGTAGTTATTGGGAAGAGCTACTGCATATAGTAGTAAATCCCACCGACAGCTTAGAGGATAGAGTCAACCGCATAAGGGGCTATCATGTGTCCGATTTACCGTACACTTTCAATAAGCTTGATGAAGTATTAAAAGTTGTATGCGGTGTGGACAACTACAAGTTGAAAGTGGACAACTCAAAATATCTGGTTGATTGTGGTGTAAAGCTTGTATCCATACCAATGATTGAAGTAGTAGCCGACTTGATAAGAAAAAGGGTGCCTGCAAATATGCTTGTAAATGTATATGCGTTATTTAACAGATGGGAGCGTTTTAAGACTATGCAATGGTCGGAGCTGACCACAGGAACTTGGAATAGTTTTTATAGTGATAAAAGATGGCAGGAGGTATAAAAAGTGCAAAAAACAAAATATTTTAAACTAAATAAGCCACAATTATCAGACTTTGCGAATATCGAAGAAGCTATAAATCCTTCTATGGATATCATAGATACAAAATTAAAAGAGCTGGAAGATAGTAAGGTAAGTGCTACAGATGGAACTATAGCAAATGTGAATTTGCCTGCTGCATGGGTGGAAAATGTAGATATTACAGATATCAACCAGATAGGCGGAAGAAGAAGCTTAAAAAGCATTTTAAGTGCTATTATAGGTGGACTTAAGTTTGTGCATAGCTACTTTAAAAATACAAAGATTGTATGGATGAGGGTAAATGGTTTTACGGGCAATGCACCATATACCTTACGCATAGACGTTCCGGGAATAAAAGCAGGTGATACACCTGTGATAAGCCACTCTATACTTGACGGTGTGACTGATGCAAATGCAATAAAAGGCGCGTGGAAGTCATATAGCTGTATAGATAAGATAGAAATATTTGACGGATATATTATAGTAAAATGTTTTAGAAAAAGACCGATGCAAGACATATTACTTGCAGTAAAAGGGGGATGATATGGCTGATGCGATATTGATGAGTGGCGGAGTTGGTGGAGTCACATCTGATGATGTGACTGCTACAAAAAATCAGGTATTGAGAGGATATAGAACAATAACTACAGATAGTGGTGATGAGGTGGTGGAAGGCACTTTCCCCACCACCAGTGATGCCGATTCAATAGAGGAATTTTGGTACTATAACGATCATGGCAAGGATAGTTATGTAACCCGTATCCTGGAAGCGGCTTATATAAGGTATTGGAATGCAGACAGAACGCAGAGCTGGAATCCATGGATACGGATTCCAAGGCAACTAATAAAAAATGCCATTAACTATCATCCGGAATTTACAATCGATACTATAACAACCCTTAATGAAAAAGGGCAGATACCGGACAGAGGTGATGGTGCAGTTGTAAGCTATTTGCAAGGTCGTGAAGACTGGGCAAATAGAATTTGGGTTTTGTTTAAGAATGGGTGGTATCATAGAAATCCTTGGGATGATGGACAAGGACATATACATGAAGCTTTTGTGTATGTGACCTATGAGCAACTAAAAAATCTTTTTGGGATTGACGGGTCTAAAATGCTACAAGGTTATGGAATAGCAGGTGTCCAAGGCACCATAACTCCAAGACCGAATGAAAATATGACAACCGAAATCGTTAATATCGGATGGACTACTCCTAAAAAGATAGGTCTAAGATTCCCACCGGGATACTATCCTCAAGCAGGTCAATATCAGCCAATTGTAGAAGTGAATTATGGGGATTTGGCTAATACTTTAGGTATTAGAGCCGATAAGATGCTCAATGATATAAATATATTAGGCATTCAAGGCAACATTCCTTACTGGGTCAGTTATACAAAGCAAGTGATTTCGGCTATAAATAACGAAGGATTTGTATGGGATGATGATACAGGAGCAAATAGAGGTAGAGGAATCGTTAGTAAAATAGCAAATGGTCATGTTATTGCCGGAGCCGATTGGGTGTTCCTGCCAAGTCCAAATTTATATCCGCAAAATGTACGTGCCGGAGTGAACATAAATGGTGTAGTTGGTACAATGCCTGACTATTCAACTGGTAGAACGGTTTTTAACGGTGCCACTTTCGATGGTGTGCTGGTATCGGGAGTGGCAGCAAAAGGATTTTATTATAATGACACATATTTTGCCTACTTTATAGAAAATGGCTTTGGATATGGCGGCATATACAATGGGGGTATGAATTTACAAATGTCTACAACTACACCTTCTTTAAGGAGTAGACGTATAGGTTGTGTACTGTCACAGTCTATTAATGTCACGCCTTTTAGTCGGATAGTTGTATACTACAGAACTGTAGCTAATATTCAAGGCTCACCATATGCGACACTTGAGGCACATATAAGCCATGCAAGTGTGCGGGGGCAAGTACAAACCGGCGGTATACTTGTAGATACTATAGACGTGATTAGACGTGGGTATGCTAATCCGATATCGGATCGTGAAGGCCAAATTGTGTTAAATGTAAGTGATATAAATGAATTTATTTTCTTAAGTTTTGGTGCCTATTGCAATGTGGACAGAAACAATGATATTTTTGCAGGAGCCGTACAAATCACAAGGATAGATTTTGCAAATTAAGAGAGGAGTATATATGAAATATACAGTATTTTATAAGCCTGACGGTACGCTTGTATCTGTGATATCTGAACAGACAGACACTGACAATATAAAGGTCGGTACTTTTGAAGTACCGGACGGCAATGTCATTGACAGTATAGATATAAGTGGCAGAGAACCTGCTGCAATATCACATGCGACACCTATGGGGGATATGAGCAAAATACATGGGGAACTTGAGGCGATAAATAAGAGGATTGAAGATATTAACCATAAACGTTCAGAGGAGACGGCAGAGTTAAGGGCAGGTATACTTGCAAATGCAACACTGATAGCAAGTACAGCACCTAATAACATTGCTACCGAGGAAAGTGATAATTAAGGATTTCTAATATTTAGAAGTCCTTTTTTAATATTATTTTTTGAAAAGGAGATAAAAATGAAAGCAATTTATGATCTGTTTGCGACAGCGGTCATAAACGGGGAGACAAGATATAAGGACATACTTCTATTTTTTAAAAAGGGTGTAAAAAGGTCCTTGAAAGAGAAGGGGCATCCTGAACTTGCAGATGATGATGCGCCGCTTGCGACTCCGTCAAATGCCAATGATGTAGCTAAGTAAAAAAGAGGGGGATTTTGCTTTGAATTTACTTAAAGATTGGTTTTTAGCCCTTCAGGTGAAGGACATTATATCGCTTGTGGCTTGGGTAGTCGGGGGGCTTAGTATCCTTATAGAATTCAATAAGAAAATCCCTCTGCATCCACTCAGTCACATAGTGAAGTGGATGGGTAGCATCTTAAATCGTGAGACTTTAGAGAAGCTTAATGAGATAGCGGAAAAAAGCTCACAAACAAAGGAAGAAGTAAAAGAAATTAATGAAAGATTGACACGCTTTGAAGAGGATACAAATGATAAGCGTGCAGTCGATATGAGAAATCAGATTATAAACTTCTCTGAAGATTTGAGACTTGGCCATATCTTTTCAGTAAAGCAATTTGAAACAATAATGTGTACGGTGAGCAGATATTATGACCACTGTGAAAAACACAATATTAAAAATCACTATATTGATGAAGAGACGGCGTATATAAGAGAGAAATTCAGAGAAGCAAGAGAAAGGAAGTAATAAAATGAAGTTTAGCAAAAATACTTATGATATTTTGAAGTGGGTAGCACAGTTTTTACTGCCGGCAGCAGGTACACTTTACTTTGCACTTGCAAGTATATGGAATCTTCCACATGGCGAGCAGGTGGTGGGTACAATTACCGCTGTAGATACGTTTTTGGGCGTGCTTTTGGGTATAAGTTCAAATACATATTATAAGGATCTAAAAAATTTATAATTGAAGTTTGAGGGCTGCAAAGCCCTCTTTTGAATTTGGAAAGGAAATTCAAAAAGCAATGCCAAAAAGTAAGACATACGAAGAATTTGTAGAAAAATTCAAACCCAAAAAGACGACAGACGACTGCTACACTCCGCCTGCGATATATGAGGCGGTAAAAAATTGGGCAGTAAAGGAATACGGTCTTGAGGGTAAAGAGATAGTAAGACCTTTTTACCCGGGCGGTGACTATGAAAGCTATGACTATCCTGCAGGTTGTGTGGTGATAGATAATCCACCTTTTTCGATACTTTCAAAAATTTGCAAATGGTACATAGAAAAAAACATAAAGTTCTTTTTGTTTGCACCTCAATTAACTTTATTTTCAGTCAATTTAGATGTGACATATATAATTGACGGAGTACCGTCTGTCGAATACGAAAATGGAGCAAAAATTAATACAGCCTTTATAACGAATTTGGATACTTGCAGGATAAGAAGTGCAAATGGTTTGAAGCAAGCGATAACTAAAGCACAGGAAAAATCCAAGCCGAAAGGACTGCCGTCTTATGAGTATCCGGATAATATAATTACATCAAGTAGCTTAGAAGCGCTTGCAAAGCAGGATATTGAGTTTAGATTTGAGAAAGATGAAGTGCATTTTATAAGAATTTTAGATATGCAAAGACCTTTTAAAAAGTCGATATATGGAGCAGGTTTTTTGATATCAGATAAAAAAGCTACAGAATTAAAAGGAGCAAAGCGGACAATAGTAAGAAAGAAAATCGAAAAAGCAGGAAAAATTTATTGGGAGTTTAGTGATAGAGAAAAAGAAATTATAAAAAATCTTGGATAGAAAGGAGAAGAATATGGATAATGCATTTTTAGCAGGCAAAAAGATGCTTGGTGGGAATTACTCTCAGTATACACCGTCCGGAAAGAGTTTACTTGCACAGAAAGGAAGAATAAGCAAAACACCACATTTTGGCGACAAAGTGTATTTTTACACCCCCTCGCTTGGGAGAGTTGGGCATGTCGGTATAGTAACATCTGTAAGCAAAAGCGGTGAGCGATACGATATTGAGACAGTAGAGGGAAACACAAGCTCGGTAAGTTTTGACCGAAATGGCGGTTGCGTGGCAAGAAAAAAGTACAGTTTTACCCTTGCGGAAGTGGGCGGAACAAATAGAATTAATTGCTTTTGTAGTCCGTTTTTTTTCGAGGATACTTGTACAGCTGGGGGATTTGTAAAGGTAGCCCTTGACGAGGTAGGCTATGAAGAAAAGGCTAGCAACTCAAACCTTGAGGACAAGCACGCCAATAGGGGAGACAGGAATTATACTAAGTACGGTGCTTGGTATAAAGAGAAGTGCGGAGGCGACCACCCTGCTTATTGGTGCGAGCAGTTCGTTAGTTGGTGCGCATATATGGCCTGCAAGGCTCATAATGAGGTATCAAGAAGCGGATGGGTAAAAGTTGCCGACAAGTGGCAGTACATAATAATGGGCGAACCGATAAAAGGCAAATGGGGAGAGATTGACGGAAGATGGTATGTCTTTGATGGCTCAGGCGACATGATAACAGGGTGGTTCAAATCCGAGGATGACTGGTACTATATGAACCCTGCCGACGGCGCAATGTTGTCGGGGCAGTGGCTAAAGCTTGACGGGATTGACTACTATCTGACCAAGTCGGGAGTGATGGCCAAGAATGTATATGTGCTGACAAATGGCATATACTACAAGGTGGACGATAACGGTAAGCTTGTAGAAGAGTACAAGAGTGCGCCTACAGATGTTGAGGGTGTGGGCATAGCAGAGTAG